TCTGTTATTCATCCATTCATTTTGTCCCTCATTGATAACATCAGTTAATGTATACCAATTTGCTATATTTTCATTTTCAATAACTATCAACCAGACTGATTTTATTAATCTGATCTCTTTAATGTATTTTTTTGGCTTTTCTTTGTGCAAACATAAAATATTATTTTCTGATATTAAGCTAACTCTACCTGTATTGTTAGACAATATTAAATATTGATCATTAATACTTTTAGCCCATGGTATATGTTCCATTGGCTTTGTAAATTTTGCTAATTCGTCTATTTTCATACTGATTTCTTAGCACTAAGTTGAGCAATCAATGAGTTGCGATCAATCACTGTTGCTGTTCCTGTAATAACTTGTTCATCATCGCCTAAAGATTTCTTTGCAAGTTCCTTAGCTGTATCAATCCTATGTTTTTTAATCTGCAATTCCACCATTTTTAATTTTTTAAGTATTTTATTTTGTCTTGCTGTAATTGAATGACCTAACAAATTTCCAGCAACACTAAAAATTTCACCAGCTTGCTTTGGATCTACATTCATACCTAGTTCAAATAATGCTGTATAACCATCTAATGCTGTTTTAGCTAACTCATCCATTTCAGCATCATCAACCATACCTTCAACATGTGGTAATGCTGAGTCTATTTTATCTAAACATTCAACTTGTTTAACAATTTCTACCATTGGTTTTTCTGTAAACTCTACTTCTTTAACTTCAGGAGCTATATTAAATACTTCGTTCAACTTAATGTTCATACTTTACCTTGATGGAAGATTTCATTTTCAGTTAATACTCGGAATGAAATTCCTTGTTTTGCACAATAGGCTTCTGCTGCTTGAAACTTTGCAGTATTCTTAACCGCGGCATAAGCATTATTACGACTTTTCGTTTTTATTTTTCCTGTTTGATTGTTAGGCTTAATCTCAATAATCTCTGCATGTTTGACTCCATCTCTATCTAGATAGATTATGAAAAAATCTGGAATATATCTAGCTATTTTCTTTTTGAAAGGGCACATATATGGTATCGCAATAGATTCACTTGCCCATTGTAATATACTTTTATTATTATCACAATACTGACAAAAAGTATTTTCCCATGACGACCTATAAATTATACGATTTTTATTTAGACATTTGTTAGGATTTTTTGGAATATAAATTCCTTGATGATATCTATTTGCCATTAAGCTTTAATCTCCCGTCTAACATAAAATGGAGTGTTAAGCTCTAATAAAACACCAATTTTAGCATTAGCTACTCTATTCTGATTTAAATATCCAGCCAAGAAAGCATCTTGTTCGAATTCTCCACCTAAATTTCGTAGTAAGTCAACGAATTGCGGTATAGTTAAATTTAAACTTTGAGCTACCATAGCATAAGCACCAATATATTCATTTAGTAATATAGGATCTTCTACTCGTGAAGAAACAATAAATTTAAGTTCTTCGTATGCAAGTGGGTCGATACCGTTATCTGTAACCTGATTATTTAAAATATCACTCATGCAAATATTTATCTGTATTTAATTAGTGGACAGGGGTTTCAATGTACTTATTCCATTGTTATTATTAATTATTCCTTTTACATTAGGAACTACTACTGTTTTTAACCCACTGTTTACTGAATCAGTAATTGTTTTACTTATAATCTGATTAGATAATGTCCTGCCTTCGCTATTAACACTATTTAATAGTGCATTAGTGCCTCCAGCTGAATTCCAAGTATTAACTGTTCTACCTACTTGTAATCCAGCTGCTAAAATACCAACTGCTGAAACATTTCCGCCAGTAAATGCTGATCCAACAGTTCCAATTGTTCCAAGTATTCCAAGTATTCCATTGCTTCCAAGTATGCTTGTTGATGGGTTCGTTTTTAGTGGGCTACTTCTGTTATCGTAATATGTTTTTTGTATTTCGTCCCATGTTGGAATATTTGATTCGTTGTCATTGAATGATCCACCATTATATAATACTGTTTCATAATCTATGTCCATCTTATGTGTTGACATATCATTTGATGCATAATCAAATTGATCATGTTTAAAATTAGTTATAACAGGATTTACTAATATGTACTCAATGAAATTAGCTTGTTTAGAAGAAGAAGTTGGTCTAGAAAATTGATAGATTCTAATTGCATTAAAAAATGTGGATGACTTATTAAACCCATTTAAATTTGACTTATTATCTACAGTATCTAAACCATATGATGATTTCTTTATTTCATCACTTACATTATATAAGTTACTCAATTCTCTATCATCATTTCTGTGCCATTGTGAAGGAATAGACGGAGGTTGTTTATTATATGTTGTATATCTGGTATCTTGAACCATATACTGATAATAAGCAAACCAAAAGCTTCTAATAAAATTAGCAGAGTCATCGTGAAATTCTATTGAAATTGGATCATACAGAACTTTATGAATTCCAATGGTTTGTTTGTTGTATTGATTATATTTTTTTGTTTCAAACTTATAACCAGGTAAAGTTGAATTTTTAACTAATACGCTTAAAGTACTAGTAGCAGACATATTTGAAATTATTTTAGATTGAAACTCATATCCTAACGAATCCATAACTGTTTTAACTTTTGATACAGCCTCTGGTGTCATATCGAAGCAGACATGGAACCACCTCTTTGTTTTTGGAAACAAATAGTAGTTATTAGAATGGAATGTGCGGTCGGCATGAGCTGCATCCCGCACATTCTGGGTATTAAGTAAACCACCCAATAAATCGTTCAAAAATGCCATTAATTAACCTATAAGAACTGCACCTAATGTACGTCCAACATTTGCACCGATACCTAATTGGTTTGTTCCAACGCCTGTACTTGTGTCTGTTTGAACAGCATTATCAAATGCTATAGCAAGATTGATTGTTACTGGAGCTGTTGCTTCAGCGTAACTCAAATCACCATAGTCAACTGACTTAAGATAGCATCCGTAAATTTCCCATTGTTCCAATGTATTTGGATCAAATGCGCCATTGCCACCATCTAAAATTTCGCAATTCATTTGGAACTTATAATCAGCTGCTGATCTTGCACTAGCTTGTTCCATAAAATCAAATTGCTTCTGAACTTGTTCACCAACTAATCGGCTAACTTGCCCGCTTGCATCGTCACGTAGTTGAACAGAAGTATCTTCCCAATTATACTTACCAGCATACTTTAGTTTGCTGTTGTAAATATCAATTACACCTTGTTCAAAAGTAACTGTTGGTCTTTTGAATGTCATAACTTGCTTTGAAAGTTCTGTTGAACTTCCACTTACACCAAAATTTAAAAACGTGATTCTAAATCTATATTTTAACTTTGGCATTAACAGACCTTGGCTGGCAGAAGTCTGACCCCCACCCAGCGGAACTGTAAATTTTGTCAAACTTGCGATTGCCATAATTGTAATCTCCTACAGTAATATTTATCAGTATTTGGTAAAATCTTTGAGTGAAAAGCTAATTTTTGCCCTGGGTTTAAAAATGTATATAAATATCTTTGTGACAATGTCACAAAGGAAAACACACATGGCAAAAACGCCTTATGAAATTAGACTTGAGTTACTCAAATTATCAGTAACAATCCTGCATACTCCAGTTATATTAAAAAGAGAATCTTTATTAGCTGAGTATAAATCTAGAAGAGAAGTTTATCCAGGACAAAATGAACCAGAAAACCCTATGGATTTCCCAACTTTCCCAGATCTACCAACAACAACAGAAATAATTGCAGAAGCAGACAAATTGAATAAATTTGTAAGTTTAGGTTAAGATACAGCGAATGGCGCATATTAAGTTATGCGCCATTGCCATGATTTATGTTATAATAGTAATGATACAGGCATAAATAGTATTATGAGGTTTAACTGCTATGTCCATTATATGTAAATTATGTAATAAAAAATTCCCGAAGATTATTCCGTACCAACATTTAAATTCCGAACATAATATGTCTGGAAAAGAATATTCGGCATTATATGGTTCATTGTGGAGCGAGGAATCAATAGCATTAAAACTTGGAAAAACAGCTCATAATAAAGGAAAAAAACTTACTGATCCAGTAGCATTAGAAAATATGAGAATTGCTATTACGCTACGAGAAGAGCGATTTCAACGTGGTGAAATTAAACGAGGATCAATATGTTCTGATGAAAAGAAGAAAGTTCTAAGTCAAAAAAATCACGAATATGCTATTAATAATCAAGATGAGCTAAAAGAACGATCTAAAAAAGCATATGCTACAAAACGAGCAAAAGGTCCAATTGTTAGTAGCATGAAAGGAAAACATCATTCTCAAGAATCTAAGAATAAAATAGTTTCGTCATCAAAAGAAAAATGGGAAGAAAGAAAATTAAATACATTTGAAAAATACAAAGCATTTCTATTATTGCATAATATCAATTTATATGGTCATGATAATTTTAAAGTTTATTTTTGTAATTGCTTAATTTGTAATACTAGTTTTTCCAGAACAGCCCAAGCAACAAAACCAGATAAGTTTAGAATAGATTTTTGTCCAATATGTAGACCAATAGATAATATTTATAAAAGTAAAGCCGAATTAGAAGTATTTAAATTTATATTAAATTTAGAACCAGTAACTGTTTCTGGTGACAGAATGCAAATTTCGCCACTTGAATTAGATGTGTTTTTACCAAATAAGAAAATAGCTATTGAATATTGTGGGTTATATTGGCATAGTGATACTATGGGTAAGGGCCAAGAATATCACCGATATAAATGTGATCAATGTAATAAAAAAGGTATTGACCTAATTACTATTTTTGAAGACGAATGGTCTAATAAACAAGAATTAGTTAAAGCAATGCTTAAAAATAAGCTTGGACTAATAACAGATAAGAT